GGTGCCACTGGTCCGGTTGGTCCGGCTGGCCCCGCTGGCCCCGCCGCCACGATCACCAAGGCCGCCCACGTCGACCCGGTCACTGGCACGGTAGCGGAAGTAGTACACGCTCTAATAGAAGCCGGACTGATGGAAACCGCCTGACAGCCAGCCCAACAAACAATTAGGTCCTATCGTTACAATTACGGTAGGACCTATTCATATATCACGGAGGAAAAATGATAATCGACGACAGCATACGCGACAAGGTAGGCGACACCGCATACGACACATGGAAAGACGCCGCACTCGCCACCCTCTCCGCCCTGCTCTGCATAAGCGATTTCGAACCATCCATCGCCGACATGACAGGCACCGTCAACCAAGACGGCAAACACGTCCACCTACCATCATGGTATTCGGAAATATGGTCGGCCAAAACAACGGACGACACTCCCGTCGGCTATAAAGTCACCTACGATAAGAGCGACGGACTATCACCATCCACCTCATACACGAAAACCCTGGAACTCACCCGCGAATACCCAGCCGGCACAAAAATCATCATCAACGGCCGACACGGATTCAAAAAACTCCCGGCACCACTCGCCAGCATCCTCACGGCCATCATCCAAGCCGACCAGTCGATGGTCGACCGGTCCGACAGCATCACCTCAAAGAAAATCGAAGATGTAAGCGTCTCCTACGCCACCAGCACGCAAACCACACTCGAACGCGCCACCGCCCCATACAAGACGCTAATATCCTCCTGGAGCCTTTGCTTAATCCAACCCGACACGGGAGGAATCCTCGACATGCCAACCCCCCACCATGACCTGCCATGGTGGATTAATCCGCAAGACTACCTAGGAGGCGACTACACGTATGGCACCGCAATGTAACCCATTCATCCTATTCCCCAACCAAACCCAATCGGCCACCATCTGGAAATACACGGCACCAGGCCTCGACAACATCAAACTCGCCGAAGTGAAAACAATCATCAAACACTCCACCGAAAGCGACCAGCCAACCGAATACGCGAGCCGTATCGCCACCCGCCGTTTCCACATCCAACCCGACAACCTACCCGAAAACCTCCGCAACGATATGGAAACATGGCCCGACCTCATCCTCCGACTCGACAACGGACGCACCTACCAAATCACCAAAGCCAGCCGAGGAGACGACATGGACACCGGCCAAACCATTTTCATCACCCTCACCGGCAACCCATACGGGAGAACCAGCCTATGAGCTACCAACTCAAAACATCCGCCGCATGGGCCCGTAAACTATCCCCACAACAACTCAACAAAGGCGGCGTACGCATGATGACCGACATCCTCCGCCTAGCCCGCCAGAACGCGCCAGTCAAAACCGGCGCACTACGCAACAGCGGACGCTTCCAACAAGTCGGAAACACCCACTGGCAAATCACCTTCGGCAACGGTCGAGTCCCCTACGCGCGCCTCCGCGAACACACCAACCGACTCCACCCCAACACAACCCGCTACCTCGAACGAGCAGCCCGCACCGCAAGCACCCGCACCAAAACCTACTTCAACATGTAAGGACACCACATGATAGACCTAGCAGTATGCATGGCCCTCCAAAACGAAGGCTACGGAACCTACGGCCAAAACCTCTTCTTCGGCACCAGTCCCGTAATGGACACAGGCACCGTCACCAGCCAGGAAGGCATCTGGGTCAACGCGAACACCGTCGACATCAACGGCGACCTCTACACCGACCAAATCACCATCAGCAGCCGCCACAACGACGTCCTCACCCAAGGACGACTCATGCTACGACTCCTCAACCTCATCAACAACACACTCCCCCACTACTGTCAACTCACCTGCCAACCAATCACCGACATCACCTACGAAAGCATCCGCACCCACCCAGCCACCGCAATAGACCTCGACGCCATCGACCATGAAGGCCACTGGGTCAAAAGCATCCGCTTCCAAATCGACTACAAACTCAATCCCACGACACTGTAAAATGGAGTCAGCCAACAACCCCTCGAAAGGATACAAAAAATGGCATCATATCCACTCATCGGAAAGAAAACCGTCTACATCGACGACATGGTCATCCCACCCGACTACGTCCAGGACGAAGTCGGCACCATCACCCTCACCCCAAGCACCACCGAAATCGCCAGCCAGTCAGGCACCATCAAAGTACCGAACGGCAGCTACGACGAAATGAGCTTCGAACTCAACATCATCTGCCCGTCCGTACGCTTCCTCGGCATGCTGTTCCCCGAACTCTACCACAACGCCAAATTCAAACGCGTCATCGGCGGAAACCTCGGCGAAACCGGCCAAGTCCGATTCGGCGGCAACGAATGCATCAGCAACACGCCACGCGACATCATCATCCACAACGTGTGCGACGGACACTCCAGCGCACAAGACTTCCGCATCCCACAAGCCCTCATCAGCGCCGGCGGAGAATTCAAAGTCAGCCTCGGCGACCCATTCGTCGTCACCCTCTCAGGCACCATGACCTCCAGCCCCGAAGGCGCAGTAGTCATGGGCGAACTCAACCTCGACACGCCAAGCTACTACGATGAGACCACCGGCACCATCAAAACATCAACAAACCCGATCACCAAGATCATCGCCACACCATCCAACATCACTTGCAAAGTAGGCGAACCAGTGAAAATCACCGTAACCGCCCTACCGGACGGATCCACCGGCACCATCACCGCAGAAAACTCAGCCGCCGGAGTGTCCACCGTAACCGACAACGGCGACGGCACCTGGACCGTCACCGCAAAAAAAGCAGGCCCCAGCTCCATCGCCTTCAAATCCGGTAGCGCACAGGTCACCATCCAAATGACCGCACAGGAAGTCAACTCCGACCCCGCGGACGACACCACCACGACCATCGGATAGAAATAGCCAAAACAAAAAGGCCCGACACCGGTAAGATGACCTGCGAAACATTCAAACCAGTGTCGGACCAATCGTCAACACAATGGCAAAGGAGCCAATACCAATAATACCATACATAAGGAGCATCCAACAATATGACCACGCCAATCCTGAACATCGACACCCGTAAAAGCTTCCGCCAACTCACCATCAAAATCGACGGCACCACCTACACCATGCGCCCACTCGGCTCAAAAGACATGCTCACCATCCTCGACCACGCCGAAGCCCTCGACAAACTCTCCACCGGCAAAATGACCAAGGAAACACTCGAAACCGCAGAAGAAATCATCTTCCCACTCGTCACAAACCTCATGAGCCCCAACAACACGTTCAACGAATGGGCACAGCAAACCAAACAACGTAGCGACCTCGCCTACATCCAAGCCATGACCGCCCTCTGCAAACTCATGGCCGAAAACCTCACCCTCGACATCAAAGGCTGACAAACAACATGCGCTCATGGGATAGCCTCCTCACCCCCACCGAAAAACAACGGATGCAAACATACAAACAAAAGGAAGCAAAACAACACGCCTCCCCCAGCATCCGCATCCTCGCCGAACTCGGCGACCTCTACGGGTGGGAGGCCATCCACGACGCGTTAGAAAACAAGCTGGCACCAAACCTCATGCTCGCCCTAATCAAAGAAGGACGACACCAACAACAAATCCACCTAGCCGAACAATACCGACTAACATTCGAATGCCTAACCGCCGCATTCACCAAACACGGAGACCAAAAAATCAGCCGCATCATAAACGAACTCGGAAAGGACTAACAAATGGCTGACTCCACACTCACCCTCGACGCGGAAATCAACACCTCGGATTGGGACGCCGGCGTCAAAGACATCCAAACCGGCAGCCGCCAAATAGAATCATCCGCACGCCAAGCCTCCACATCCATGAACAGCATGGATAAAGCCTCCAACAAATCCTCTGGAGGATTAAACAAACTATCCGCTATCGCCGGTGCCGTCGGCGGTCTCATGTCAACCGGCGTCAGCATGGCCGTGGACGCCATAAGCAACCTCAGCAGCGACATCACCGAAGCCTCCGACAGCGCACAAAAATTCGCAAGCACACTAAGCTTCGCCGGCCTAGACACAAGCACGATAAACCAGCTTACCGACAGTACGCAAAAATACGCGGACCAAACAGTATATGACTTGTCTGACATTCGCAACACGACCGCCCAGTTAGCCGCGAACGGTGTCGACAATTACGCGAACCTAGCCGAAGCAGCTGGCAACCTGAACGCTGTCGCCGGCGGTAACGCGGACACGTTCAGAAGCGTTGGCATGGTATTAACCCAAACGGCCGGTGCTGGCAAGCTCACGACCGAAAACTGGAACCAGTTGGCTGATGCTATCCCTGGCGCGTCAGGCAAACTCCAGGAAGCCATGAAGAAGAACGGCGCGTACACGGGTGATTTCCGTGATGCGATGGCCAAAGGCGAAATATCGGCCGAGGAATTCAACAAGGCCGTCATGGACTTGGGTATGACCGATGCGGCCAAGGAAGCCGCCACTTCCACGAGCACCATCGAGGGTGCGATGGGTAATTTGGAAGCGTCCGTAGTGAACGTCGGCATGCAAATCTTGGATTCGTTCAAAGGGCCGGCCACTCAGGGTATCAGCATGCTCGCGGAAGGCATTAGCAGTCTGCCTCAGACGTTTAAAAACCTGACATCGTCGATGATGCCGGCTTTGCAGAAGATCGGTAGCGTGTTCCAATCCTCTTTCGCCCCGGTCGGCCAAGCCATCACCGGTAAACTACTGCCGGCCTTGCAACCGTTCATGCAAGCCTTACAGAATCTTGGCAATGCGATCCTACCTATCGTGGGTGCCGCGTTCCAGGCTTTGATGCCAGTCATCGGTTCGCTGATAGCCGCTCTTACCCAGATCGGCGGAACGATCATGAGCGCTCTCACGCCGGTCATCAATAATCTGGCCGCAGTGTTCCAAACCGTCCTACCAGTAATCCAACAACAATTCCAAACGTGGGGAACCGAACTCCAAAACATCATCAACGCAGTGTTCCCATACATTCAAACGATAATCACCACGGTAATGAACATCATCAACGGCATCATCACTACCGTATTAGCAGCCTTGCAAGGCGACTGGAACGGCGTCTGGACGGGAATCCAGAACATTGCGGTCAGAGTATGGAACGGTATCCAGAACAACGTGACGGCTGCCATAAACGCCGTTTCCGGGGTCATTTCAGCCGTCATGAACGCCATCAACAGTACATGGTCCGGTATTTGGAACACGGTCAAGGGAGTGGCCGCCAACGCATGGAACGGTATTACTAACGCCGTCAGTAATGGCGTCAACAGTGTCGCGAACACGGTCAATGGTATCGGCGGTAAAATCAGGGGCGCGTTCAGTAACGCGGGCTCATGGCTCGTCTCGGCCGGTAACAACATCATCCAGGGTTTGATTAACGGTATCAAGGGTGCCATCGGTAACGCGGTCGCAGCGGTCAAGGGAGCCGCGTCCAATATCGTGAACGCTGCGAAAAGCGCGTTGGGTATCCATTCCCCGTCTCGCGTGTTCCGTGACGAGGTCGGCAAGATGATACCGGCCGGCTTGGGTGTCGGCGTTACCATGAACGAGAAGCTGGCGGTCCAACCGGTGCAGAGTATGGTGTCCGCTTTGCTACCAAGTTCGCTTACCGGCGGCGTGTCGTCTCCGATGGCTTCGCCGGTGGCATTGTCGGATGATAATGGGCCTCGCGTGACGGCTCCTATTACCGTGAATGCTTCCGACCCGACGATGGCGGCCCGGGAAACGGTACGAATGATTAATTTCGCTTACGTGTGATAAGGATATAGTGGTTTTATGAGCATGTTTCTTACTGACCCGCGTGATATTCAATTAACGTTGAACGGGTTTCCTCTCTATGGTTTGGATGATAACGGTTGCGAATGGCATACTACTTTCCAGGACGTGACCGGACTGTTCGACGGAGTGGCAACGACGTTGAAAACCTGTGAGAAGGTCATGACCAACGGCTGGTATTCCAATATTCCAGTGTTCCAGGGGCGGACCATTACCATCGAAGGTCATATTATCGGCCGATGCACTGAAAACTGTCTCAAGTCTTGGGATTTACTGAAACGTACGGTCGATGGTACCGGCATGCCGTTGACGGTAAGCATGGGTGGTGTCAGACGGCAGACGCAGGTCATGCAGTCTTCCTCCGCACCGCTTATAAAATGGGCTGGCGTGAACGTGTTGAAGTTCAGTATCGGTCTGGTGGCTTTAAGCCCGTACCTTTTCAGTTTGGATATGGTGAGTGATAGTACCGGCTTGCCGAAGACCAGTGGAGGCATGGTTTTCCCGGTTACTTTCGAGGACCAGGCGACTGGTTCTGGGTCTGGATGGGTGTGGTCTGAGATGGTTAAGTCCGGTCAGGTGTGGTTGCAGAATACTGGTACCGCTCCGAGTCCGGTATTGATTCGTATCGATGGTCCGGTAGTGGACCCGCAGGTGACTCATGTCGGGTCGGGTCATGTCATGGCTTTCGATATGAGTTTGGGTAGTGGCCAATATGTTCTCATTAATGGTCAGACTCACGAGATTCTGGTTGATGGTACTGACCCTGCACGTGGTCGTGTCAGGCGTCGTGAATGGAGTCAAGCGGAAGTCGGTTCCAATGTTTGGGGTTTCAGTGCGAGTGAGTTTTCCGATACGGCTCGGATAACTGTTTCCTTCTATCCGGCTTACCTGTAAGAGAGGAGTGGTTTGATGATGGATGACATGTTTCAAGGGTCGATGGTGGACGTGGATTCCGGCCGTGTGTTTTGGGCTCAGGCCGGGTTTCAATTCCTGGCTGTTTCCGTGGTTGATGGTACGGTATTGGCTGAATTACCTGAATTGCAGTTGACGAGGCTCGTGTATCGTTTCGAGGAATCGACGAGCGAGACGGTCCTGCTTCCGTGGCATAATATTTGCCGTAATTGGGGTGAGGTTACCATGCCTTATCAGGTGGCGGTGCTTTTGGTTCGCGGTGAAACCGTTTTGTGGGGCGGTATCGTGGTCAAACGCGAGCGAAGCCTCGAAGGCGAGGGGATAACCCTTACGTTGGTGACTGTCGAACATTATCTGGATTCCGTGCATGTTGGCAATCATTCGTATTCGAATCGTGACCAGTGCGATATCGTGAGTAATCTGGTAACCAGTACGCTTGTCGGCCACCGGTTCAATCTTCTTGTAGAGGCTTCTCCGAGTAGTATTCGCCGTGATCGTGTTTATGATGCCGAGAGTGATAAGACCTTATTGTCCGTGCTTCAGGAATTAGCGAATGTGCTTAATGGTCCGGAATGGTGCACGATGTGGCGGAGGCTTGATGATGGCCGGTATACGCCTGTTTTGAAGGTTGCGGATCATATCGGCTCGTCGACTGTGGCTACGACTTTTGATGAAAGCGTGATGACTTCCTTTACTGTTACTGAGGATTATACGAGTGGTTATGGTGCTAATTGGGTGTTGGCGGTGAGTACCGCTGATGCGGGTGACCGTCCTCAATCGGATGTGATGGCCGTGAGTCAGTCTAACCGTCCGGTCGTGGAGCATGTGTTCCAACCGTCGTCGAGTATTACGAATAAGGAGACTTTGAATGCTCATGCGCAGTCTACTCTTTTGCAGATGATGGATGGTACCAGGACCGTTAAGATGGGGTTGAGTCTGCTTGCTGCTCCGATGATTTATCAGGAATGGCAGCCTGGGGATCTTATTTCTTGGGATATTGATGATAGTCGTGGCTTTTTCACTGGCTTCAGTAAGGGGTCTGCGCGTATCGTTGGGTATGAGATTGATTTCACTGGCGTATGGACCATTATGCCGGTGTTACAGAATGAGGTGACTAATGCAGAGCAAATTCAAATTCAGTCTTGATGGGGTGGATGCGACGGCACGACAGTTTGCGGAGCTTAAACGGCAGATACAGGAATTGTCTCCGAGTATCGTGGGCAGTGTGAAGCCGATGGTTGATCAGATTACGGCCATGTATCAGGAGATTCAGGTATTGACCGGTAATTTGGATAAGCGTGTGCAGGAGAGCATTGATCGTAACTCGTATACGAAGGGTGAGATTGATGCTAAGGTCCAGGCTTGGAATTGGGGTGTATTGTCGCCTGCTCGTGGTGGGACTGGTACTGTGAACGCGTATGAGAATCTGTTTACGGTGGGTCCGTGGCGTGCGGCGTGGGTGTTGAATGATGGTACGGTGGGTACGGCTCAGTCGATTCGTGAGGTGAAGTCGAATATTTGCGATGCTGACGAGTTTATCCCGGTGGATGCTTTGCGTCGGGTGAAGTGGCAGGTGTTCACGATGAAGGATGATGAGAATCAGCATTTGGATGATGCTCAGCCTATGGTTGGTATGATCGCGGATGATTTGGACGAGGCTGGGTTGGGTTTCTTCTGTGAATATGATGATGATGGCAGTCTGGTTGGTATTAATTATCCGATGCTTGGTGTGGCGGCGTTGCGTTTGGCTCAACAGGCTATGGATGAGGTGGACAGGCTTAGGGGTGAGATTGCGGGGATTTCTTCCGGGGAAGATAGAATGGGTGTGTCCACGTCGAAAGAATTGATTGTGAGGAATGACTCATGAGTGATATTGTCATGCATCCTTTGACTGCTTTGAATGGTAGTCCTGAGTATACGGCTGATGATTATCGGCATGCTGTGAACCCGTGGGTGAGTGTGTCTGATGGTTCTGCTTTTAATTGCGTTTCGGGTGTCCGTTTTGGTAGTCCGGTCCCGTTGGCGACGATCAGTGGTTTGACTGTTACTGTTAAGCCTCATTGCGGTATTGTGAGCCCGTGGGAGGGGGTCGGCGCGTATACTTATGCGCTTAAAAACCCTGTGTCGGTGAAGGTGCCTGATTCGACGGGGGATTATAAGATTGTGGTCGCGGCTTATGATCCGAGTTTGTCTCATGGTGAGGCTCCTGGTGCGTGGTTGCAGTCGTGGCCTGCCAGTACTCCGAATTCGGAGATTAATGGTTTGGTTGTGGCTCGTGTCACTGCCGGGGTAGTCAGTGATGTCGCGCCGAGGCTTAGGGCTGATGGTCGTGTCGAGGTGTTGGAGCTTGGCCATTTGACTCCGATCGTGACGATGAATGGGGTTGAGGCCGTTGTTAAGAATACGGGTGACCGGTATCGGCGTGTGAATGGTGCGTGGGTTCCTTTGACTAATATCAAGTTGAATCCGGGTCAGTGGGCGAAGGATTGGAATGTTTCGTATAAGTGTTCCATGGTGGAGAATGTCGTCAATGTTTATTTGAGGGTTTCTCGTAAGACTGAATGGGTGTCTAAGGCGTGGGACCGGAGTCAGATTCTCACTTTTCCTGATTATTTGAAGCCGAAGTTGAGTGATATCAATATTCCGGCGGCTGGTGTGGAGAATAGTGGTTTCCAGTTGGATCCGACAGGCTTGTATGTGAGGCCTTTCAGGGATGTCACGTATACTGCCGGTGGTTGGAATACTGCGGCTTTTTCGTATTCTGTCTGAGAATGGTGACGCCCCGGTCGGTTGGCCGGGGTTTTTTGGATGGTGTGGGGTTAGAGTGGGTAGATGCGGTCGCGTAGTTCGTCTGGGTAGTGATGGTTTTGGATGGCGGGTGAGGAATTCTTTATCGATGACTTCGCAGAATTCGGCGAGCCAGTGGCCTAGTGAGCGTATGTAGCCGGTTTCTATGTCGCTGACGTATTGGAGTTCGTCTCGTGTTTGGATGAGTTTGTCGATTTTTTCGTCTTGGGCGTCTATTTGTTTTTTGAGTTCGCCTTGTGCTTCGACGAGGTGTTGGTAGGCGGTGGTGAGGTTGTTGCGTCGTGTGGTGGCCCATGTGATGGTGCTGCCTACTGCTATGCCGGCGAGTCCGATGATGGATGATATTAGTTCGGTCATATGGCTAAGTGTATCGTAGGCTGTTTTGATATGCTGGGGGTATGAGTCGTGAATCTATCGAGGATATCGTCCTTATTCTTTTGGCGTCGTTTCTTGTTGGCGTGATGGTGGTGGCTGGCTATCTGCTTGTTACTGGTATGCCGGCTTTCGCTCGTTTTCTTTTTACCGTTTGGTATGTTTTGACTGTCTGAAAGGAGACAATATGTCATATGAATACATTACGAAGTATGATAGTCCGAATTATACGAGTGGTCGCCCGTATGGGATTAAGTTTATTGTGATTCACTGGTGGGGTGATCCGAATACTCGTCCTACGTTTGAGGGCGTGATTAATACCCTGTGCAGTAAGTCTCGTGGCGCGTCCGCTCATTACGTGGTCGAGGCTGGCCGTGTGGCTTGTATCGTGGACCCGGATGATCGTGCGTGGCATGCCGGTGATGGTGTCGGTGTCCGTTCCAGGGGCAATGACATGGGGATTGGCATTGAGTGTAATCCTCGTCAGTCTGATGGGGATTATCTGACGGTCGCGCAGTTGATTCGTGATTTGCGTGTTGAGTATGGTGATTTGCCGTTGATTCGTCACCGGGATTGTTATAACACGCAGTGTCCTGGCACGTATGATTTGGAGCGTTTGGATAGGTTGTCGCGTGGTTTGGTGGCTCCGTCGAATCCGGTGCCTACTCAGCCGGCTACGCAGTCGGTGACGAAGCTTGAGGTGGATGGTTCTTGGGGTCCTTTGACGATGCGTCGTGCTCAGGAGGTTGCCGGTACTTCTGTTGATGGTGTTATGTCCGGGCAGATTCGTTGTTCGGAGAACCGGAATATCGCTTGTTTGGAGGAGGGTACTTCCGGTAGTGATTGGGTTGAGTGGATGTCTCACCGTTTTGGTATTACGGATCGTCCGCGTAATGCGGGTCCGGAGTTCATTCATCGGTTCCTGATGGAGATGAACGGGTATGCTGGTGATGGGATGATCGGCACGGCTCCTTCGCCGGCTGTTGTAGAGTTCCAGAAGCGGCTTAATGACGGTCGTATTTTTTAACTGATTGAAAGGATTGTTTATGGTTAAGCATGCAGTGTTGGCTGATGACGTGTTGTCGGGTGAGCCGACGGCTGATACCGCTATCACGAATGAGTGTGCTGACGGGTCGGATAATTATGTGCCTACGTTTGATGTTGAGACGCGTCGTTGGGCGTATTTGGTGTCTGGATTGGTTGGTATTGCCGGTGCTGTCGCGAGCCTTGTGAGTGCTGTTCCGGGTGTCCCGTCGTGGGTTGCCGTGGTTGGTGGTGCTTGTGCGCTGGTTGGTTCCGGTGTGGCTGGCTTGTTTGGCGTGCATTATGCCGGTGTGAGCCGTTAGTCTGGTCCTGTTGTGAGAATGCCCCGCGTTCGGCTTGTTCGGCCGTCTGCGGGGCGTTTTTGTACTGTTTTGTGGTTATCTCCAGTAGAAGAAGTAGATGGTGATTGGTGTTGTTACGGTGAAGTCGAGTCCGATTCCGTTGTCGACTTCGTTGATTGTCGTGGTTTCGACTTCCTTGATGTTGTTGAGTAGCTTGTAGAGGTTGATGAAGGCGTCGTAGTCTTTGATGCCGATTCGGCCGTAGGTGATTTCCGGTTCGATGCCGTCTTCGTCGAGGATGGTGCCGATTTTTGGCTGTTGGAGGATGAGGCTGATGATGGTGTTGAGGTATTGGGCGGTTTTCATTTTTGGTTCCTTTCGTGTTGTGTTAGGCTTTCTACCTGATGTTTTCACTATATCATAAAAGGCGTGCCATGTTGATATGACACGCCGTGGGAATCAGTCGGGGAAAATATCGGAGCAGAGTTCGGTATTGAGTAGCTGTCGGTATTTCCGGAGCGGATGCCTTAATCCGTTTTCCCACATCATGATGACGGTCGGGCTGGATACGTGGAGTAGTTCAGCGAGTTCGGCTTGCGTGTATCCGAACCTGTTTCGCCAATATTTGAGTCGCTGCATGTTGGAGGTTTGGTCTTTGATGAGGGAATAGTCGACCGGTGTGTGCTTTCCGTTGTTTTGGATGATGTAGAAGAGGCCTGTTTGAGGGTTCTGGCGTAGGAGGACTTCCTCGCCGTTGATGGATGCGGTGAATGGGTTCGATGCCATGGTGGGGTTATTTCCTTTCGGTCGGTGTTGTGGTGTTGAAGTGTTCCTCCATGAGCTCCTCGCCTTTTTTGGTGAGTTGCCATCGCCAGCATGGCCTTTTTCGTTCGCTGATGCCGTTCCTGTCGACGCGGTGGACGTATCCCGCTCGTTCTAGTTCGACCATGCGGCTTCTTAGGCTTTGGGGCGTGTCCCGGTATCGGAAATCTTCTGCTATTCGCGTCAACTGTTCCTGTGTGATTGGTTTTTTGATGATGTTGAGGATTGCGATTACGTGGAATTGTGGAGTGTTGTGCATTAGAGTCTGCTTTCTGCTTGATGCCGGTAGTAGGCGGCGATGCTTGCCGCTGTGGCTAGTCCGATGAGCCATTTGATGCCGAAGCGGACGTGGAAGGCTTTTGCGGTTGCTGTCCAGGCTGGCAAGGTCAGGTATGGGCTGAGGCACCATCCGCAGTAGGTGAGTGCTCCTAGGCTGGAGGTCAGGCTGTTGGTTGTGTTTTCTGTTTTGGCTGTGAGTTGTTTTCTGAGTTTGGAGAAAACGTAGTCTGGGCCTGGGGATAGTTGCGTTACCGTGGTGGCGTATCCGGCTGTGAGGCCGGCGGTGATGACTGCGGTCCACCATGCTGTTTTCATTGGTTGGTCCTTTCGGTGATGTTCTGTGGATTGTATTGGATGGTGCCGTCCGTGAGTATCATCGGGTATTCGAGGGGTTGCCCTTGGTTTTGGGCGATGGTTCTCATTAGCGTGGCTGTCGGACTGCCGGATGGGATGATATGTAGTCGTCGTCGTGTTCGTTGTGCTTGTGTCTGGCATTCGTTTAGGTATTTAGTTGAGTCTGGATGGCATGTGGGGCAGCCGTCGAAGAGCACGTACATGTCGGGGCTGGTGAGGAGGGTGTCGATTGTCATTAGAATGATGCTCCTGTCGCTTCGGTGATGGTGTCGATGATGTGTAGGGTGTTGAGTTGTTTGCGTTTGTGGTTGGCGATGAGTGGTTTGATGTCCTTTCGGTGTACTGGGATGATTTGGTGTCGTGCGTTTCCGTAGACTCGTGGATCGTACATGCTGAAGTAGAGGGTTTCGAGTGTGTCGCAGACGACGAAGTATTGGAGGACTTGGGCTTGGTATGTGTCGGGGATGAAGTCCATGCCGGTGGCTTTGGGGTTTGTGGTTTCTGCGGGGAGTACTTGCGCGGCCATGTCGGCGAGGTTGTCGGGGATGGTGTGTTGGCGGATGTATTGTGAGTGGATCATCCAGGGGATGACGGCTTGGAGGTGGTAGGCGCTTCCGAGGCTTTTGCATTCGATGGCCCATGTTGGGTTTTCGGATGTTTGGTAGGCGTCTGGACTGCATGCGAGTCGTGGGTCTTCGTCGCTTTCCCAGATGCCGCAGTCGGTGGTGCAGTCTTTTTGTTCGTAGCCGAGTTGTTGGAGGGTGAGGGTGATGTTTTCTGGTTCGAGCCTGTGGCCGCGTGCCATGGGGTTTTCGCTGTCTGGTTGTTCGGCCATGGTTTCTGCTAGGAATTTCCAGAAGTCGATGCTGACTTTGAGGCGTTTGTTTTTGGCTTCGGCTTCGAGGATGCGTGTGTCGTAGTCTTGTGCTTTTTGGAAGTATTTGTTGGATTCTGTTTGTGTTTCCGCGGTTTTTGACTGTTCGAGGGCTTTGTCCCGGTATCCGGTGAGCTTTTTGATGTCGGTTTGTGGGTAGTGGCTCATGGCTAGGTTGCCGCTTTTGGTGCCGGTGATGCGGCCTAGGCGTTCGTTGAGCCATGCGTTGGTGTTATTGGCTTGTGATAGGTTGATGATTTTCATTGTCGGTCCTTTCTTGGTTGATATTCTTATCATATCATCCGTGGTGGTGGGGAGGTATGCCGGCGTGTCGTGTCCCTCTACTCATCCGTCATGTCTTGGGTATGGAAAAGCCCCGACGTGATATCGGGGCTTGTCTGTCCTACATCTTATTGACGGCGTTCATGAGTTTCGTCATGTCGGCTTGGGTGATTCCTCGCCAGCCTTTGACGGGCCGGCCGAGTGTGCCGCTGATGAATTCGCCACGTGCTTCACCGGGGATGGAGTGCGTATCCATGGCCTTGACGAGCGTGGCGTACTGGTCGGCTCCGATCGGCTTGTCGGCGGTCTCGTACTGCTGTCGGGCGTAGCTTCCGTCGTCGTCCTTGTCCGGGAAGATGCCGAGGATGGTGGTGAGGCTGTATCGGCGGGCGTAGGTGATGGCGCTTCCGACCTGTTGCGGGTCGCCTGTTACGAAGAACGGGTATTCGCAGACCGTCATCTGGTCGGTGTCGTCGAAGATGATGGTTTCGATGGTGCCGAGAATCTGCCGTCCGTCTCCCTCGCCGTTGAATGTCACTTTTTGGGTGAACGCGAGCCCGTGTTCCGCGAAGATTGGTTTGATGTTCTTGAGGAGTGTGGCGAGGTTGAGGTATTTGTAGGTACGGCTTCCGGCGTTGGCGGTTTCGTCGGTGCAGAAGTTGGGTACTTCGTTGAGGACTTCGGCGAATTTCCGGTTGAGGCTGCTGTTTTCCATTGTGTTCTCCTTTGTTGGTGTTGGCTGTCAGCGCTTGTAGATGGGGTAGACGATGGTTTGTGTTTCGTTTTCGGTCACGTTGTTGTAGAGGGTTTCGAGTGTTTCCATTCCGCCGAGGTTGTATGCCAGTGTGTAGAAGTCGATGCGTTCCGGATTGTTTTTGGTGAGTGTGTAGAGGTAGCATGCCCATTCTGCGCCGTCGTGGCACCACTCGTAGTCTTCGAAGGCTTGGGAGTAGTCGTCGAGGGTGACGTATTTGTGGTCTCCGACGTGGTAGATGACGCCTTTTGGCGTGTGGTCGGTATCGTAGTGGCTTTTCTGGTCGAGGCGGACGTCGATGGTGTGCATCATTGCTTTGATTTCGTTTGTGGTGATGGCGTTCATTGGTTGTTCCTTTTTGTGTTTGCCAAGCTCTTTGCTTGATATGTCTAATATAACATAAAAGGCGTGCCATGTTAATGCGACACGCCGTAAGACGTCAGATTCCCCGTGACTATCGTCTCCTGTAGGAGATGATTACCGCGAGAGCCAATATCAGGAACGTAATCCATTCATAATCCGGGCCCATTCCTGTTCCTCCTTATATTCCTTGATGACCGCTTCGATTTCCTGTCGGCAATATTGCGGGATAAGCGGCGCGAATTCGTCGACCGTCAAGCCGGCCTCATACCATTTGATGACCTGGTTCTTTGTTTCTTTCTTCATTTGTTCCTCCTTTGCGGGATGGTCAGTCTTGCTCGGGCTTCATAGACGTCCCTGACGTATGCTTCGTCTATATCGAGGATTTCGCTTACTTTGGCGACCGGATAACCTAGATCGAAGAGGTAGTGTTCGGCCATGGCCTGTTCCAGGCCGACGTCATAGAGTTTGCGTGTCATTTTCCGTCCTTTCCAGCATCGCGTCGAGAGAGCTCAGCACGATACGCCATTCGTTTTTCAGTAGTCCGTACCAGGCTGCGGATTCGTATCCGGTCGTTGTCTCGATGAGTCTGCGTAGGATGATTCTGCAGTGGCGGTCTTTCATGTCGATGGTCTCTTGCCTTTTCATTGCTCTGTGTGCGTACCATCGTGCTTTTTTCAAATCTTCAAGTGGTTTCCCTTTGTCCTGGTATCGCCATAGGTATTTGATGGCGTTGCCTGTGCAGAAGTTTTGATGTTGCGTGATGTCGATGCATTCGTAGCCGATGCCACGGTCGGTGTAATGCGCTGGATGGTTGATGTTGTCTGCCATGATGCCTCTTTTTATCTTTCGCCGGTGCGCATTACGACGACCATGCTTGGGAATGGTGCGGGGCCGTCGGGGACGCCGTCCGTTTCGAACTTTAGTCGGCCTTTGAGGAAACGGATTTCGGCACGGTCGAGGATGTAGTCCTGGAACCATCTGGTGTCCGTGCGTGCCGGTAGGAGCATGACGACGAGTGTGTTCTCGCGGCTGGCTTCCATGCTGCATTTGCGGACCCAGTCGGCAATCGCCCTACCGTATGGCGGATTGCAGAATACCGTTTTGCCGCCCCATTCGTGGTCGAAGGCGCTGTCTTCGAGAGTGTAGTGTTTCTGGCATTTATGGTTTGTTTCACTGCTGGCCGCGTCCAGTGTGAAGTGGAATTCGTCGTCCAGGCTGGCGAATAGGTCCGTCGGGGTTTCCCAGTCCATTCGGTTTGACATGTAGGCTGCGCCGCCTGATGTGGTGAAGCTGTTTGTTGTGGTGGTCATTTGTTGGTTTCCTTTTCCTGGTTTTCGAGTTTTTTGGCTTTGGCTTTGGCTCGTCGGATGCGGGCTCGTTCGTTTTGTTTGCGTATGTATTCGGCTTTTTGTTCCGGTGTCATGGCGTGGTAGCGTGCTCTTTGTCTGGCGAGCATTGCTTCCCGCCATTCCGGGTCGGTGTGGTATCGGATCCGTGCGGTTTCGCGTTTCTTTTTCAGCGTGGAGGGTTTGGAGTGGTATTCTTTCTGTTTTTTCGCGTAGTGTTCGGCGTTTTCCTCTCTCCATTTCTTGTTGGCTTCGGCGCATTTTTCCTTGTGCCTGTGGTAGTAGCGGTAGTCGCTGATTTTGCGTCGTTCGTCGGCTGAGGGTTGGCTGTTGCGCATTTCGTTTATCCAGTCCATTAGGCCGGCGTCGTTGAGGTTGATTGGTTCCTGTTCTTTTCTTTTTGGCATGTCGTTTCCTTTTCTTCTCAGAGGTTTTTGGCGATGCAGTCGGCGATTTCCTCTGGGGTGTATTCGTTGATCTGTCCGTTGTACATGGTGTATTGGGTGACTAGCGTGTTGTCCTCGTCGTACAGTCTTAGTTCGGTGTCGGCTGGGTTGCTATAGGCGATGACGTACAGGATGTTGTGTTTGTTCTGTCTTGTGATTTTTATTGCGGTGTCGCCGGGGTCGCATTCGACGTTGGTTGTTGTGTATTCGTCGCCGAGTAGGGCGATTACGTCGGCCATTTCGTGGCGGATGTCCCTTTTGGTTGTGTTGGTGCTCATTTTTGATTCCTTTCTTTTTTGTGGCGTGTGTCGGTCAGAGGTACTGTTTGATGTCGGTGAGGATGGTGTTGAGGGGGATTTGCTCGTCTTCGGAGAGCCAGTAGAAGGTTTCGTATTTCTTGTGGTGGCCTTTGTTTTGGTTGTCGTAGCTGATGGCCACGATGAAGTCGTCGGCGTGGTATTCGTCCGGGCTGATGTACATGGTGAGGTCGGAGTCGTTCTTGGTGATGATGATGGTGGTTCCGTTGTTGGTGAGTTCTTCGTTGTATTCGTAGGGGAGTGTGTCGGTGAGGGTTTTGAAGAGGATGTGGATGTTGTCGTTCTTGTTCATTTTGGGTTTCCTTTTGTTTTGGTGGCTTGGTGTTTTCCTTGCCTGATATTTATCACTATACCCACAAACGAGTTGTGACACGCCGATGGGTATGAAAAAAGGCGGCACGTTTTTACGCGTGTCGCCTTGGTATGGTCAGAGGCCTAGGAGTGATTTGGCGGTCTGCAGCTTGTCTTGCATCTTCTTGCCGCGCCTGTCCGCTCCCTTGACTTCGAGGCAGACGCACATTTCCTTAAGCCGGCTGAAGACTCGCTGACGGCGGATGTCATCCCGGTCGGTGAAGTCCTTCGGCCCGAGGTTGGTGGTTATGATGAGCGGCAGTCCGGCACGGTAGCGTGCGTCGATGACGTTCATTACCTTTTCCCAGGTGAATTCGGTGTCGCGTTCCGCTCCCAGGTCGTCGATGATGAGGAGGTCGAAGCGGTTGAGGTCGTCGAGGTATTTCTGGTCTCCTCCGAACTTTTCGCTGACCCGGCTGATGATGCGGCTGAAATTGGTCATCAGGCATGGTGTGCCTTGGTTGATGAGTTCGTTGGCGATGGCTGCTGCGAGGAAGCTTTTGCCGGTTCCTACCTGGCCGCAGAGGAGCAGTCCGGTGCCTTGTTTGCGCATGGTGTCGAAGTTTGCGACGTATTTGCGTGCGATGTTTTCGTTTCGTTGGTCGGTGTGGTCGGATTTGGCGAAGGTCCATTCGCGCATTTCGGCGTCGGGGAAGCCGGTGCGTCGCATGCTGTCGAGGTATTGCATGCGGTCGCGTTTGCGTTTTTCTTCGGCTTCCTTTTCGTTTTGTGCGACGCTGCAGTTGCATGCGCAGTGGACGGTTTTTGTGGTTCCGTCGGGCTTGGTCAGTACGCATTCCTTCTGTGTGTGGCATTTGCCGCACATGAGGAGGCCGTCTTCGTTGCGGTAGTCGCCTTCGTGTTCGGAGTATTGGCGTGAGATTCGCGCGTTGATGGTGTTGATGATGCCGGTGATGGTTTCCATGGTGTTGTTCCTTTCTGGTTTTTGTGGGTTAGAAGACGCAGTTGTTCAGGAAGTATTCGTCTGCTTCTTCCTGTTGGCGTTTTTCTTCTTCCGTTGGGGTCCATGAGGGCTGCTGTGACTGCTGCTGCCGCTGGCGATTCTGGTATCCGGCGTTCTGGTAGTTGTTGATGGGGTAGAAGGCTTTCCATCCACGTCGGATGACTTCGGCGAGGTAGGCGTTGACTGTCATGCGGCTGTCGGCGGCGCACTGGTCGAGGGTG